AATGGTAGATTGAAACCACCCATGTTCAAAACTTGGGTCAATCGCTTTCCACCACCAAAAAGAAACAAGCTTATAGTTGCTCGTAATGAAATGCGTGAAGGGAATCCAAAAGTTAACCCCCGCATCGATGCCTTCGTGAAGCGCGAGGCAGTGATGAAATCCCAACCATTGGCGGAGAGCCAGGTCGGGACTGTGGAACCATATGATCCTAGGCTGATTTCCGGGAGATCAGACCGATACCAAGTGTGCACTGGCCCAACCACCTACGCTTTTACGAAATACGTAGCTTGGTTAAACCACCCTGATGTTAGTGTAGGCAAGCCAACAATACCACATGATTTAAGACCCAAAGTGAGTGTTGTCTACACTTCTGGACTCAATGCGGAGCAGCTGGGAGAATGGTTCCAATTTCAGTGGGACCGATTGTCTGCCCGCGGCAAGGTTATCATATACCTCTGCGATCATGTGCGGTTGGATGCACATGTGACCGAGGAAATATATGAAGTCAAAAATAAACCTTATCACTCACTTAGGGCCCCGACGAAGGCTGTCAAGTGCTTAGACAGGAACGTCACCACACGAGGAACTACGAAGCACGGCGTTGAATACGAGGTGGAGGCGACGGTAAAGTCGGGGGATGGTGATACATCTGTTGGGGATTACGTCATAGTGACAGGGGGTCATGAGTGTGTTCGCGCTCACGCCAAGATCCCGAAAGAGGACCACGCTGGTGCAGGATTGGGCGATGATTCTCTACAAATGCTATTGGAACAGTACTTTTCCAGGCATTATCACTTGGCGCCCCGATTTTGGGCCGGACTGGGGTTCGAAATCGAGGGACATTACATAACCAACCCGTATGACGCGGAGTATTGTTCGGGGAGGTTTTACCCAACTAATCACGGCTTAGTCTTTGGTCCGAAGCCTGGTCGTGTCATTGCCAAATCATTTCATTGCAGATTACCACTCAATGATCATGAGGGCAAGCGCTGGTTGAAAGCTGTGTGTCTTGGCTTAGAGAAATCAACCGCATTTGTCCCCGTGCTCCGTGTGGTGATTAGGAAGCAACTACAATTGTTGGAGCGCTATACACCCGCGCACTATGAATATGAACCTGAAAAGGTCGTTGCAACCGAATGGCATGAAATCACATGGCGCACCATGGCAATGATGGAGCATTTATATGACCTAACGCCAACACAGGTGTTTGAGCTTGAAGCGTTCATTGAGCGTGAGGTCAAATCGCTACCATGCACCATCCAGCACCCATATCTCGATCAAATCATTGAACACGACTGCCCACTCGAGGAGACTTACAAGTCTGAGGTCAAACCAACTCGTTGGGTGACCGGTAGCTTGTTTGACGGATCCGATCCATGGCTATTAGCAGCAGGGACCGTCACGTTTATAAGCCCGTTGTGGTTGATGCTACCCGGAATCCTACGAGGTGATGACTTCAGTGACTCACTTTTGTTGACAACAATTGCGGGGCCAATCCTTGAGGAGGTCGCTAAGTCACGTAGCAGGTGGTGTACATTGATATTGATCGCGGTTGAGGCTGCAAAGTGTTTCCACCAGGGGCGTTTATCAGCCTATTTGCCCTGGTTGGCGATACATCCGATTCTCGGTGAAATAGGCAGGAGGGGTTATAATAGGTTGGCGCTAGCTATATCATTGCACTCATGGTTGAATGCTAGCGTGATGTTTCAAACGTATCAAGCACTCAACATCCCCATCCTGACCGATTACAGCCTGAGGCAGGCTTGTAATTTAGTCATTTCAAGTGCCGGCGGATTTGCACAAGTTTTAGCGTCGCAATGGAACAAGTTCATGCACATGGCACAAGGAAATGTCGAAAACTATAAAGGCAAGTTGCTGGAGTTATGCGCCAAGTTGGGCTGGCGCACACCTGAATTTAATATCACCGAGATTGGGTCAATGCTCAACCCTGCATTCCATTGCATCACCGTGGTCAAGGCTGGAGTCAAATCCTACGAATACTCAGCCGTTGGGAACACCAAGAAGGAGGCCGAACATGCTGCTAGCAAGATGGCACTCGACGAGTTGGATGCTGCACGCGAATCCAAGTTTGACGGGGCAAATTCTATAGCCCAACTGGTCCGCAAGCAATTAAAGTGGCCAGTTATTTTCGTTGATGCCGATCAAGGCCATCCTAAAATCACCAACCTTGTGGCGTTGGCAGCCCAGAAGGTGTATATTGTTGGTAATTCTAACAATGTGTGGGCTTGGGAGGCGTATTTGAAAGGAATCCCTCACGAGCTCATTGAGGTGTACTCATGCGTCGTGCCAGCGATGAAGAATGCCGCTGACGACAAACTCATCCAGGCCTTAAATAAGGTAAGAGAACGCCCCGCACTGTTTGTTACTGGGGATAAGGAACTGATGAGACGTGCGAGTCAACCAGGAGTGACCGTTGTAGAGCCCACGCGGGTCCTACCGCCTAATGTACTAGCGCAACTCCAGATGACGCCGGAGTTGAAGGAAGCCCTCTTGAAATTGGTGGGAGCGACTGCTTTGTATCCAAGCTCACCGCCGATGGAAACTGAGGTTTCTGATTTCGTACGCTGGTAAGCACTACGTGAGAAACGCGCCCCAACTTTGAAATACGGTTGGCGGAATCCGGGCGCGTGATATTGGTGGTTTCTCAATGAACGCTATAGCAGCTAAAGTTGCAACTGTTGCAGCTGAAAAAGTCATCGAGAAAGGAGTCAAGTTCGCGACTGGGCGTACAAAGAAAACAGATCGACCCAAGCGCAAGAATGGACCCCGTAGAAAACCCAAACCGCGAGCACAGACGCGACGCAATGATCGGTCTCCCATTGGCATGGGTTCTGGTGCTACTGTTAACCCTCACATCGGTGTGCCTGCTATCCTTGGTCGAACTTACCCAAAATCGTTCTTCAAGAGAAGCATTGGCCGTTTCCGCAATAGTGATAGTATTGTTCTTGAAGGCCTGGATTATTATGGCACTTTTGGGACTTACCCGAATCAATATTATTTAGTCTTTGAGTTGCCACTCAACCCAATTGCTTTTCCCAGCACACGTCTCACTGTTGAGTCATCACTTTGGACTAAGTTTTCGTTTGAGGAGGTTGAGGTTGTATTTGTCCCAACTGCAGGAACTAGTGCATCAGGTGCACTGTTGATGAGTCATGTTGACGACCCTGAAATTATGATAGGTAACCCTGGTACCACGGCTTTTGCGTCAGCATTGTCTAGCGTTGACGGAGCCCAAATACATGCCATATACGCAGAGATGAGGCACACGTGGAAGCCTCGCAAGAGCGACAAGCGTGAATTTTACATTCAACCCGATATTGGTGATGAGGCACGATTTACACAACAATCCAATATTTTGGTCGTTCAAATGACAGCCGATCAGTATAACATCGCAGGATTGGTGTACCTGCGATATAAAGTTCACTTATATGAGCAGATTGTAGCTCAAAACACCCTTCAACAAGGTGCCCAGTCCGGTCAAGTTACGAGTGGGACACCATCGTCAAGCGGGCCACAGGTGCAACTAAACGATGGTGGGGCGACCGGCAATTTGTCGTTTACTTTTGCCGTGGGCACAAGTGGTGTTGCTGTGAGCACCCTGTATGCGATATGGATTAACTTCCAATTCGGTGGCGCACGTTCCCTTGAAGTTTATTGGATTAAAACACCAGCCACCCTAGGCAACCCAGCGGCTGTGTACCGCAATTCTGAGGACGCAGCCAATGGAGCATCAACAGGGAAGGTACCAGGTTCATTCTTTGGTTCAGCAAGCATACCCGCGAATGGGCGCGTGTA